CATCAACATCAACCGGATCTCGTCCTCAACCTACGCCACAATCCCTAATAAGAACGCCCAAGGTAGGCCGATTCAGGTCTGGATTGACCGCCAGAGCGGTTATGAAAACACCACGACTAAGACCCTAGCCACCACGATTACGGCCTCTTCTAACACGGTTACGTTGAGTTCCGTGGAGGGTTTGAACTACGTTGGGTTTATTAAACTTGGCAACGAGACCATTGGGTACAACGAAATATCAGGGAATACCCTACAAAACTGTGTACGTGGGGTAGAAGGTACGACGGCTGCCGCACATACCGCCGGGGCTATCGTGACGGTTCGCAACCTGCCAAACATCAATGTCTGGCCTGCCCCAGATCAGTCTAACTTCTATTCCTTTGTCTACTGGCGTTTGCGCCGTATTCAAGATGCTGGTAACGGTATTAATACCGAGGACATCCCTTTCCGCATGATCCCTTGTATGGCGGCTGGATTGGCTTATTACCTGTCTTTGAAGATACCCGATGCCATGAATAGGATCGAAATGTTGAAGGCTTCTTATGAAGAACAGTGGGCATTAGGGTCAAGCGAAGATCGGGAAAAGGCGTCTTTGAGGCTGGCCCCACGGCAGTATTTTTATTAAGGTAGATTATGGCAGGCCCAAAGTTTGCTTCCGGTAAAAAGGCAATAGCGGAGTGCGATAGGTGCGGGTTTCAGTACAAACTGAAGCAGTTGAAGAAAATCGTTATAAAGACGAAAAACATCAATTTGCTCGTTTGCCCCACCTGTTGGGAGCCAGATCAGCCGCAGTTGCAGTTAGGGATGTACCCGGTCTATGACCCACAGGCTTTGCAGAATCCACGCCCTGATACGACGTATATACAGGCGGGATACACAGGATTACAGGTAGAACCACTAAACCTGCCAACCGAGGATGTAGATGCTTTTGGTACGCCGTCTGGCGGTAGTAGACAGATTCAATGGGGTTGGAACCCTGTTGGCTTGAACGACCCCTTGCAGTTATCCGGGTTACTGAATAACCTAGTGGCTAACGGGGAAACAGGAACCGTAACCGTAACAATTACTTAGGAGCAAAACATGGATATGAAAGCAGCATTGAAGGCACATATGGCTAAAAAGGGCGCCAAGGCTCACCCCGATGCCAATGTAAAGAAGTTGGCTAAGGGTGGCAAAACCAACCTTCAGATGAAACAATTAGGCCGTGGGCTGGCAAAAGTTGCCAACCAGAAGAAGGCTATGTCAATGGTTCGCAAAACGGGGATTTAATCATGCAAAAGTATCGTGACCCAAAGTCAGTGCCAATTCTGCCTAGTAATAACGGCTACCCAAATAACGTACCTAATACCCAAACCATGCGGACTCGTGGTACTAAAAACACGACCCGGGGTAACAGCAATAGTAAAAAGATGGGCTAAATGAACTACTCGACGCTATTTAATACAATCCAAGCCTATTGTGAAAATGACTTCCCTGATACGGTAGTCAGCACAACGACGGCTTCAACGACATCTTTTCTTACCAAAGATCAGATTGATACGTTCATCCGTCAGGCCGAACAAAGGATATTTAATAGCGTCCAACTCCCAGTTGCACGGGAGAACGTAACAGGCAACTGTACGGCTAATAATAGGTTCTTAACTACGCCTACAGACTGGCTTTCTACGTTTTCATTAGCCCGGATTGATCCAAGTGGGTCGCAAGAGTACCTGTTAAATAAGGACGTTGAGTTTATTCGGGAGGCTTTCCCAAGCCCAACTGCTACGGGTGCCCCCACTCACTACGCTATTTTTGACGAAAACACGTTCATTTTAGGGCCGACTCCAGACGCAGACTACGACATGGAGTTGCATTACTACGCCTACCCACCGTCTATTGTCACATCTGGCACAACTTGGCTTGGTACTAACTTTGACTCTGCTCTTCTGTACGGCTCCCTGCTTGAGGCTTATACCTTCATGAAGGGTGAGAAGGATGTTAACGACACCTACATATCCCGATACAATGAAGCACTTGCCATGTTGAAACAACTTGGTGAAGGTAAAGACCGTCAAGATACATACAGAACTGTTCAAGCGAGGTATCCAGTTAGATGAGCACTATGAGCGAAGTAGCCTTCCTTTTGGGGGGCGCAAATGTCAAGGTTCTTACAACGCAAGGCCGAGGGTTTACCCCAGAGGAAGTTGCCGAGCGGGCACTAGACAAGATTATTTCTGTAGGTTCGCAGACGCACCCTGCCATTCGGGATCAGGCAGAGGCGTTTAGAAATCAAATCCGTCAGGTTTTGGTGTTTTACATGAAAGAGGCCATTAAGTCGCACCATACGACGTTGGCTATCAAGTTCAGGAAAGCAGGACATCCTGAGTTTATTAAACTTTTAGATGAATAGTATGCAAGAAAAGTTCTGTAATTCTTGTCAAGAGGTAAAGCCTCTTACAGCGTTTGCTGTTCAAAAAACTCATAGGGTTGGCAGTCCCGTGCCGGTATGTACCCCCTGTAGAGTTGAATGGAACAGAAATCGTAGGAAAGAAAATCCAGAACACGTTGCTGACATAGAACGACGTAGTAAGTTTAAAAGGCAATACGGTATTACTTTAGAAGACTACAATCGTATGTTAGATAAACAAGACGGCGGTTGTGGAATTTGTAGTTCTAAAGTAGCAGGAAATAGAACAAAATATTTTGCGGTAGATCACTGCCATACTACACAAAAGGTTCGTGGTCTTCTATGTACAAAATGTAACCGTGGCTTGGGGTTGTTTAATGACAATACTGAGCGATTATTAAATGCAGTAAATTATTTAAAGGAGTTTTAACATGCCAATTACACAGGCTATGACCACCTCGTTTAAAGCAGAACTCCTGCTTGGGGTTCACGATTTCCGTCCGTCCGCCGATGCTGGCGCAGACGTTTTTAAACTTGCTCTGTACACATCCTCAGCAACGCTGGATGCAAACACGACTTCTTACACCGCTTCTAACGAAGTTGGTACTTCCGGTACTAACTACACGGCTGGCGGTCAGGCTTTGACCAACACGGGTGTAGGCACAACCAATATTAACGCCAACACTGGTACAGGCTTTACTGACTTTTCCGATGAGACCTTCACGAACGCCAACTTTACGGCTCGTGGTGCGCTGATTTATAACAGCACTCCTTCGGCAAACAGCAATGCAAACACGACCCTGACCAACGCATCTGTGGCGGTTCTGGACTTTGGTGCAGACAAAACGGCTTCGGACGGTGACTTCACCATCATCTTCCCAACCAATGATGCATCGAATGCAATTATTCGTATCGCCTAAGAGTCTTAGATGCCTGCTTGGGGCGAAGGTAGATGGGGGCACGGCGAGTGGAGCGTTGGGCAGGTTGATGTCAACGTCTTACTCGCTAGTGTCGTCACGACTGGGCAGGTAGGAAATGTAGTAGTAACGATTGGTAAGAATGTTCTTGTAACCGGAGTAGAGGCTACAGGTGAAGTTGGAACAGTTGAATTTAAACAGGTTGCAAATGTTTCTGTAGTAGGGGTAGAAGGGACTGGTCAGACTGGCACTGCCACGGTTGTAGGTAGGGTTAATGTTTATCTTGCCGGTGTAGAGGCCCATGCTGAGTTAGACCCTGTTGGAGTTGCTGCTGGAGGCCAAGTTGAGCCTGCTGGATTCCAGCATACGGTGGATCTTGGACAAGAAACTGTAACGGCTGCGGCTAACGTTCCTGTTACAGGTGTTCAAGGTAGTGGTGCAGTTGGTCAGTTAGCACAAAGAACTTCTTATTACGTTACCGGAGTTCAAGGTGTTGGGCGGCTGGGTCAGGAAGAAGTAGATGCTGATGCCAATGTTCCTGTAACCGGAGTTCATGGTGACGGGTTTGTTGGGAATGTAGTAGTAAGGGCTGCGGCTAATGCCCCTGTGTTTGGGTTAACAGCCACCGGACAGGTTGGCACTGTTGACGAGAGCCGGAAGGCTAATGTTTACGCAGTAAGTGTTGTTGGCACCGGGGTGCTTGGGCAGGAAGACTCAGAAGGTGGAGCGCTTGTAAATGTTACGGGCGTGGAAGCAACTGGCGAAGTTGGACAGGAAGCGGTACAGATTGGCTATCGTGTCTTTGGGGTTCAAGGCGATGGCGCAGTTGGGCAAGTAACAGCCATTGGTGCGGCAAATGTTTATTTGAATGGCGTTCAAGGGGTAGGGGTACTTGGAGAAGAACGGACAGGACTTTTAGTATTTTTAACTGGGGTTGAAGCCACAGGTGCAGTTGGAACCACTGATGTAAAAATTTCCGTTAATGTCCCCTTAACGGGGATTCAGTTAACAGCGACATTAGGAATAGCAGTAGCAAGTATCCCGGTATCGGTGCCTGTAACTGGGGTTCAAGCGCAGGGACGTGTAGGAAGAGTTCTGATCTGGAGTAAAATTAACCCCAACCAGAACCCGAATTGGCAGTTAGTTAATGATGTTCAAACACCAAATTGGATGCCGATAGCGGCATAGGAGTAACAAATGGCAAGTACATATTCAGACCTTAAGATTCAGTTAATGGCAACCGGAGAAAACTCCGGGACTTGGGGTACTGTTACCAACGCAAACCTTGGCACAGCCCTTGAGGAAGCAATTGTCGGTAGGGCAACGGCAAACTTTACCTCTGATGCCAATCTAACCCTGACGCTTACG